ACAATATTCAGCAATGCGGCGCCTGGCAAGCAAGCCGGTGCAGTAAATTCACCAGCCGCATCTTATGTAGGAGCATCATTCACAGGATCAATCACAGCCACTACAGGCATTTTAACTGTATCTTCAATAACAGGAACCATAGCATCCAATTACAGACTTACAGGCACAGGTGTACCTGTAAACACAACAATTCCGACAGTACCGGCAGTTCTCCCACAGACCGGTACAGGAGGCAACGGCACATACATAGTATCACCTAAGCCGGCAACAGCTGTAGCTTCAACGCCCACTATGGTTGCAACCCCTGCAACAAAAGCCATCAGAGTAACTTTCACTGCACCAACAGACACAGGAGGATTTACAATTACAAATTATCAATATAGTGCAGTTATATCTGGTGCAGATATGTGGGTTAATAGAGATGATTTTGGTGCAGGAGTTCCGAATACTACAAGCCCAATAACGATAACCAAAACTTCAGCAGGTGTAGCCTTGGCAGCAAACACTACATATATCATTAAGATTAGAGCTGTTACATCTTTCACAACATCTCCAAATGGGGCTACATCAAGTACATTAACAGTCTCAATGAAGTAGGTTCAATTTTACTAATTATTATGGGCATAATCTCACTATATGCAGAAAATAAAAATCAGTTTAGGAAGTATCCTGTAAAACAAGGAATGCCTTTCCAGGCTGAAGATGGTACTGTCGTATCAGATGATCTTATAGTGAACTGTACTATCACAACACTGTACGGTAAGCATCGACTGTATATACGTCAAATTTATCACGCAGGTGTTTCAGCTAGAATTACGATAGCTTCTGTGTTTGACGATGTGGTTCTTGGTATGTTTTACGGAGATGTTACAGAAGATTTTACAACATTGCCGTTTATTCCGTTTGTTCGAAATATCTCTGGTAGTTTGACCATAGGCGCAGCTAAATCATTAACTTCTATAGTCAATACGCTACATTTCACAAAAGATGCGGCAGAGCTAGAAGAGAGCGCAATTTTTTGCTATGTCCCTCCTGCAGTCACTAGCGTTTCAGATAAAAAGAACACACAGTTACGAGGAGATGTTAATTTCGGAGTACTTACCAACCTTAAAAAAAGCAATACTGTCGCAAAGACAACACAGTTCACTGTAACAAATCCAGCTTCTGTATTTAACTTGGCCGATAAGTCTACCTATCTAGACAACTGCCCAAATCCAATTATTAAAAATATCGACGGTGTTGAACCTTATCCAATGGGTAATGCTCTTCCAGGCAACGACGGTAACATCTACATCGTCGGAGTAAAGCCTGTAGCTTTTTACGGAATTCCTGCAGGTATAATTGTAGGTAGTCTTATCACAGGCACAAATATAGCAGCCAACACATTTATTACTGCAGGTAGTGACAGCTCATGGACAGTCAGCGTCAATCAAACCACGAACACAAACGTAGCTGCCAAAGTATATAGGTCTGTGTGGCTGGGTTCTGTATATATCACTGGAACTACTTTAAAAATAAATACACTCACTGCCGGACTAGCTTTGGGGCAGTTAATCACAGGTCCAGGTATAGCAGCCAATACAGTTATTACTGCAGGCAGCGGTAACACATGGACTGTCAGTGTTAGTCAGAATGTAGGTACGCTAGCAGCACCTGTGGCTGCAACCGCATACGAGCAGACTTGGCAAGGCACAGTATCAACTGTAAACGGAACCAAGGCGCTGCAGATCATCTCTACCACACCAGGCTCAGCTACTGTAGGAGGCGTACCAGGATCACTTAAAATACAGACCACAGGAGTAACACTAGACAGTCTATGTACTCTGAAACATAAACTACTGCCTCCGGTAGATATCTGCGGATTTACAGATCCACTTTTCCCAGACAAGTACTATAGTAAATTAGCGCTAGGAGCCACAGGCGCCTCAGTATGCTCAGGAAGACCTGCCCGCAACGACAACAGCTACTATAATACTACAAGAGCTGAATATTATTTTTGGCCGCAATTTGTCAAACCAACGTATTACACCTCTTACTGGAATACGCTTTCTTAATATTTATGGCTACATATCATCCTCTTGAATGGCAGAATGAAAACGCACTATCAGGCTATCCGCTTCTAAACGAGACAGAGTATTCATCTTTTTTAGTAGATGCTAGGTTTGTGCAGTTCGATAATTTTGTACCAGTATTAAACACTGTGTTTGTAAATACAGATAAAATTACGCTCTCAATCACATTCGATTATGGAACACACACAACCATCGATCTCTTAAAATCAAATTACTTACTAGGTGAGCAATATCAGAATTTGAGAATATACCAGCCAGATACAAATCGCTATCTAGGTATGCTTGCTTTCGGTAATGGTGCAACCGACATGTGGAATACTGCTACAGGTAATTTATTAAAATTTAATGTTTCTTTTGCGCCTGAAACTGTACGTAGCGTACCCAAACAAGATGCAGTGTATACATTTGATGGTAACTTTGGTTCTGTGATACTGGGACGCACAGCAAATGACACTACTGTATTTTATAACACAGCAAAAGTAGTAGGGCTGAACTCGATAACATTTAATGCTGTAGGAGGACACTCGATAGGGAACAATACAGCTAAAGGGTTGCGTAAGATAAATCTTGTAGGTCCTGTAGCCAACAACGTTAACCTTGTATCTAACGACGTGATCAAGATAGTTCCATTAAATGGGTCAGCTTTGTCTATAGGTCTTGTTGCAGGCTCATCTACCGACACATTCGCTATACCTAATCTGACCTCATAATATTATGGAACAAGTAATTGACTGGCTTAATGAGAATGAGCTGCGCTCATACCCGCTAATGACTTACGCCAATAAAGATTTAAGTTTGGGTACGCTCCCCAAGTTGCCTGATGATTTTTTACTAGATTTGCAACTCATCGCATACACAGGATTAGGTAGCAGCATAGTATCTCTTACAAACATCACAAGAACTTCAACAGCATTAAATATTTCTTTTGGGATATCTTCACCCGCCTCAATAATCACAACGTTCTCTATTCCAGCTGCAGCAGGATCTTTGACAGTTCTCTCATATCCACACTATGTGAGAAACGCTGACGGTTGCTTGGCAGTATTTGGTGCTGGTGCAGCGACTCTTTACAATGCATGCACAAACGCAACTAATTTAGCTCTAAACATTCCTATAGAACCTGCATTGTGTGTACAATTTAATGATGCTTGGTTGGGTGTGCAAAGTATAGCTACAAATCCAGAAAAATTAGGAGATACAGCTAATAGCAACACAACCAAACGAACTCACCCCAAGCTACCGTTATCAGATGTAGCCACACCTACTCAACTAACGGGAGATGTGCAACTACTTGAAGGCTATAATTTTAAAGTTAATATAAACAACTCTCTAATAGATTTGGGTGTGGGTGCAAATTTTGGGCTCACAATGGATTGCAGTACATCATTTTTACCATCAGAATGTCTTGATTGCGATAAACTGGTTTCGTATATTAATGGTATTCCTCCTGATGCATCAGGTAATTTCAGATTACTGCCAGGTAGTAACATATTGATAAAACCAGGTATAGATATAACCACAGAAATCTCAGACCAGTTCACAGAGCGAGCCAACGAGCATTCTTTGTTTGTGGGGCTCACGTTCCAGGCAACTGATCTTTGCGCTCCTGTAACAGCAACTCCATCCGTTTAATAATTATGTCAGACGCACCAACAACTCCAGCCGAGCAAACACAACCAGCCTTAACAGCTACCTCAGCTGCTCCTACTCAGCCTATTGTTCGCCGCATGGTTCTCACCAGTGTAAACCAGGTATTGGTACTGGTTAATCGTAACCCTATATTGGCAGAGCAAATGCCTAGATTTGCTGGACTAGCAAATAAACCACTCAGTACAGCTCCCAAGAAATCGTGCAACTGTGGAGCAAAGCAGAATATAACTACTCCAGATGCTACCAAGCAGTTGGCAGAGAATTTATTATCATCTCTTACTAGAGAGGACTTTTTAAAGATGAAAAGTATTTTAGAGTTGGATGAGTTGTGCTATTATAATAGAAACATAGCCCAGAATAAGCTGGAACTTATTTGCGTATAAATATGCTCGACGAAACAACTCCTCAGTTTTTCACTCCTACCGCTACAGGCGATAGCGCTAGCGTGTACAAAGAAGTGATTAATAATCTTGAGTCGCTACAGTCTTCAGAGATTAAAGCTAGAGGTAGGCAAGCCAGTGCATCGTCTACAAATACACTTATACTCGACGGTATCCCAGGAATACCGTATGAGCGTAGTGCTCCTAATCCAGATGTTTTCTATCAGGGAGAAGATGTGGTCTATGACATGTACCTATTACATGACGGCGCACCAGTTTCTTCAAACGCATACGATATTTCTGTTGTAATTAAATCTAGCCCTCGGGCCTCGTCAGCCACATGGGAGGGTACGTTAGATGTTGGAGTATATGATTCTCCAGATCGTCCGGGGTTCTATGAATTATGGATACCCTCCACAGCTACAGAAAGTTTTATTGCAGGCACATATTATCTACAGGTACAAATTAAAGAAAAAATAGGTGCAGGTAGATTTCCTCGCAGGTTCGTATTGTTGTCTACGTATTTTAATATAGACTATAGCAATTTCTCATCTAACGCAGAATCACGAGCTAAAACAGGATTGAGAACATCTTTAGAATCTATTTGGCCAAATTCTCCTAATACAGTAGGTAGAGCAAATTTCAACGCAGACACTACACTGTTCACTACAGAGTAATTAAAATATTTAATGTTTTTTTTGGTATAATACTTTGCATGGGAAATTATTACCCATCAGTAAAAACCAACAACATTAAGTATTATGGATAACCAACCTTACATGATCGTGCAGGCTCTGAAAAAGATGAAGAGTCTGAAAGAAGAAGTTGAAGCCACACGGCAATTGCTATTAGCTCACTCTGCTGATTATGCAAATGAGAGCCCAGTCTATGAGACTGTGGATAAACAAAAAGCACAGATCGCCTCATGGCTGCAGAGCATCGAGGACAAATTGCAAGCCTACGCTAATCTTGCGTTGAGGGTGAAATACACCAATCTGATGACTCCAGTTACGATGTACTTGGATGACGGAGCAAAAAAACTTACTCTCCCTCTAGAAGAGTGGATTGTGATGCGTCGTGAGATAGCCCCAATTAAACAGGGTGTGTACTCTTCCGTAGGCGACAGAAATTTAAAAGACAAAGAGGTCAGAACCAGCGCCGGAGCACAAGAAACTGTGCAAGTGCGACGCTACTATGACCCAGTTGCCCGCGACGCAGCGCTGATGAGGGCGAAAGCTCTACCGCATCTGATTGACAGTAATCTGGAAGTGGTTAACGCTACCACTCCACTCCTGCAATTGCCGTAGCTTTGCGAACGAGACATGTGGGTCGGGATTAATTTCCCGGCCCACTTACCTTCTTGCATTTTTTATCCAAACACTGGTATAATACATTGCAATAGAAATTTGTTAGCTTTTTGGGGGTGATTTGGTTTCGACTAAAGATTGAACCTTATTGCTGCATGTCGAGGAAGTCTGGTTGGCCTCGTTAAAACATCTGGACAAACCATAAATGCAGAAGACAATACTTCAGCGCTGTTAGCAGAAGCAACGTACATCATCAACAACGCGGACGAGTTCCTCGTTGAAGAAGTGTACGAAATGGCTGCTTAAAAAACAGAAATTTGACTCCGTTAGAATTTCTGCAGCACCGCAACGGGTAGGGAAACATCGTGACCCCCTGAGAAAAAAATCGAGACTAGAGTTATTGACAACTAGGTGTCAGTAGGTATCATAAAAGATAGGTTGGAACACCTAAGCAGCCTTAAATGCTAAAGCAGCCAATAAACATGTAGACGTAGTAAGCTAGGTTTTTAGGACAGGGGTTCAACTCCCCTCACCTCCACCAATTAATCGCGGGATAGTGAAGTGGCAAAATAGGAGTCTCATAAGCTCCAGTCCCAGGTTCGATTCCTGGTCCCGCAACCAATTTCATATGTTAGGGGTATATCGTATGAAAAAATAAGTCGTGAGTGTTTCGATGTAGGGTACATACATGATAGGTTTTAATAGAACCTTACAGCTTCGCTTTCATATGCTGTGGTACATGTATGTATACTCCTATTGTAGTTGTACGTCTCCAGCAACACGTCTAACCACGACGGAGACATTTCCTTGCTTGCCCACAACAAGCCTAAAAGTGTGGTGGTGGAGGCGCAGGAGAAATCTTGCGCCCCTGGAGGCCAGGCCCATTAGTCTATTTGCTACGTCCCCCCAAAGCTTATAGACACCTGGAATTTTTTACGGAGGTAGAGTTCGGTAGACCCAGATTAAGCAAGAAAAAGCAGTCAATCAGTTGAGCAGTCGTTCCTGCAAGAACAAAATTAACATACAACTATACATGGTTATAGATCATTAAAGGTTGAAGTTATTAAGTGCCGCAATGGAATTCATTAATGAATAGTTGCGGAAAGGTTGCAAGGATCAAACGCATCAAGGTTTAAGGCAGATAGGTGTTAAGTTTATTTTGACTTCATCAAGTTATGTGTGTTGAAAAACACACAATAGGCTCTCACTGGCCTTACAGCACTACATGAAGGGTCTGTGGAAAGTGTCACAGATTATCTCGCTCAGTACTTGGTCTATCGAACTCTGCCTCCGGTTGGTTGGTAGAGTTAGTAGTTTGATTAGTTGTGTTGCATGGTAAAGTCCCTCCTGTCGCTTTGGTCGGCGACAGGAGGGCATATGCAACATCGAACATTTCTTTAGCTATTAGAGATAGGGGATATTTTTACGTTGTGACATGTCAGCTGAATCATTGTGATGAGCTGCCGCACATACTTCTCATTTATGAATGGGATGCCTATACCCATACCCAAAAACATTTTTCTTATACCTTTCGTAAACAAATGGCATGACATAAAGTATTTGTCTTCCATTTCGAAAGGTATAGCATGCTCTTCATAATACACCATACCACACCAAATAAACTCGTCTTCGTTTTTTTTACGTATTTGCTGTATGTCTAGTGTAAAGTTTGTGAGCTGCTCTTCCTCGTTTTTCTTAACCAGATAGTAGGCTTTATCTCTTTTAAGATATGTTTTACCCTGCACATTAAATTGCTGCTCGCGACTCTTCATCCAAAAGTCAGTAAGTTGCTGGCCGCTTCTTTTCTCTAGTTCTAGAAGCTGGTTATAGTTGAGAGAAGCCACATGGTTCTTAAGATCCTCGTTTCCCTGCTTACCAATCATGAGGTCCAGTAGATCAACATTAAATTTAGAGTGTTTTGCCTCACTCCATATTTTAATAAGTTGTTCTGTACCGAGCATATCAGACAGGTTAACCCCTGTAGCATTCCAATGATCGTTTTTATAGTTCCAGGTATTGCCTGTCTTGACCTTAAGCTCATTAAAATCTCTCACAATTTCTACACCTTGTCGCCCATACCAGCCATACTCACCATTAAGGAATATGGTTTCTCTTTGTGAGAGGTCATTTAATCTGGCCAGCTCCAGAGAACAAATGTGCTTGGGTGAGCAAAATGAGGGTATCATTATGGTCTTTTTATACCTATACTTACTGTCTAGCGACAGCTTAGGAAAAGCTTTGAGCACTTTCTCTGTAAGGTAGCCTATCTTATTGTCTAGTAGAGCTGTCATGCCTGCCTCATTCAAAACGTCCTTGAAATACACAACCTTGTCATGCATCCTGGCACGAGCTGTATGGGCCTCCTGAACACTCAACAACCATACAGATTGGTATTGCATTATCCTTGTTTGATCCTTAAAAAGGTTCTTCTCAGCGTATTCACTGTATGGTAAACTGAAATCAAAGCAGTCATTAAAGTCTCTGCATATAATGCCATAAAGCCTACGCCAGTCTTCTATAGGGAAAAAATCAAAAATATTGCCAACAAAATCGTTTGTTTTAGACTTAGCGTACCAACCAAACAAAGGGATCCTTACAAAGTCATATTCGGACGAGTTTCCTCCAAGTTTTGCCACCACACTAGGTAAGTTGATTTTAGAATTGAAACTGTTTAATAACATAGATAAAATAGATAATAATTATGAAAATTGCGTTTGACCAACAAAGTGACTACTCCGGCAAGGAAATGTATAACATGTTTAGGGACGTAGAACTACCTGAATATGTAAAGACTGCCGAAGTTGACGATGCATACGAGCTGCACAAGCTGCCCAAGACTGCTTTCGCAGATCCAGATCGGATGATATATCCTATTAATAGCCCTGCTTCTGTATACATCTCAAATGCGCACTTTATCAACAAAAGAGCTGATATTGTTAAGCTATATGGAGAAGACTATGCTAGTCAACTGCAAAACAATATTGAAAAGGCTGCAGAGATACTTGAAATCACTGAAGACCTGCAAGATTATAATAATAGATTGAATGTGAAGCAGGCCTCCGACTATGAAGAAAATTTCATGGTTGATTTTAACGTGGACGGTATGGATGCCGCCATTAAAATGTACCCTGTAAAGACTGCTGAAGATCTATCCGCCGCAGCCGAGTCTTTCACCAGCAATATCCAAAACTTCCCTTTTGAAGTGCGTGTGAAATCTGCTGAAAATTTTGTAAAGGCTGCAGGTGAGCTAGGTGTTGACGATATGCCTGACCTGCTTATGAAGTATGCAGGTATGTATTACCCAGACCTTACAAAGCTAGACCAAGAGTTATGGCGCAGATCAACCAAGCTTGCCAGCGAAGCACATCAGGATATTTATGACAAGATTCGCGATGATCTTGAGAATATGCAGAATATCTCTGACGTGATGAAGATTGCTGAGACTTGCTTCAATATCGAGAACATGGAAGGTCTTTACGACAACGTCAAAATCGCTAAACTTCTTGGGGATCCTGTGGACATGCTATTTACAGAACCTGTAACTAAGATTGCTAGCGCCTTATCCTATGTGGAAGTGCATGGTGACAAATATAAGTTGTCTGACCTCACTAAAATCAGTAAAGATAAGTATGAAGAAGCTTTCGGAGATAGTGGGATTGATCCTGCAGACCCTGAAAAGATCGCTGACATTCTTCCTACAATGCCTCGCAGTGACATGAAGTTGCTTGAGGAAATTACAGGATTGAGACCAATCTAGTTCATCAACCATGTGTTGAAAGAATAACGAGGCTGTCTAGTAATAGGCAGCCTCAGCTTTTATATACCCTATGAAGTCACCCAAAACAATACTTGAAGATCAAAAAGCTCCTGCAGTAGTCTTGCTGGCCCTTGTAACAAAAACATACGGCTCGGAAGCATACGAATGGGATCCGATGACTTTGAAGGTAGAGCTACAAGAAGACTTTAAGTGTCAGATCACTGACCTGCAGTCTGATAAGATTCAGGCAGCAATTACAATACTTACAACAGAGCAATACGAAGAAAACATTGTAGTGTTTGAAACACTGAACCATCTACTAAATCATCAAGAAACAGATATGGATGAGATGGATCCTCTCGAGGCAGAGGAACTAATCATCGGGCTTACAGAAGCCTACTTGATCAAAGCTGAAGAAATGCAATTTTCGCCTGAGGTGCGCGTGTATGCCGGTGTAGTATTCTATAACTATGGCATGCATAAAGCTCCAGACCTGTTTCCTCAGGCACTGATGCAGGAAAAAGAGGGAGACGACAAAGACAAAAACGAAGCTCTTCAAGAACTATTCGACGAGAAGCTTAAAGTCACTAAACAATATTTAGACAATGCACAGCTACAATAACAATCTTGCAGATATTTACGAGAAACCCAACGCCAAAAGGTTAGAGCATTTATACAACAGGCTTTTTCAAAACATACCAACTACAGTTACCTTCTCAGATAACTTTGAGATGGATTCTTTGAAGGCTATCGAAGAGCATTTTGATATCTTCACAAGCGACATAACAGTAGTCGGATCTAGGCTTGTAGAAGAAAATGTGTGGGTGGGTAAAGAAGGAGTATATAAAGATATTCTACTACACTCCTCGTATAGGTCTCCTGACGGAGATCATCCTATGCTGGGTTCAGTCTTCGGTGCTAGTATTAAAAAAGAAGAGATCGACAGCTTGCATGTGAGCGTTAGAGCTGCATGTAAAGATAGAGCAGAGGCTAAGCTGTTATGTGATCTTTTGCTGCCGTTTAAACTGCAGCTTAAGAATAAGATCTACATGCTTACAGCTAGTTATGGAGAACTCAGTTTGTCTCCGCTACCTACCATGGAAGTAAACGGCAATCTTGCTTTAAACTATGGAGCAGATTTTGAAGATTTTCATGATAAGATCATAGACAGTCTCAAAACCAAAACGTCTGGACTATATCTGTTCAGCGGACCTCCAGGCACAGGCAAGTCTTCTTATATCAAGTATCTCACAACTTGTGATATCGGACGTAAAATTGTATACATCCCAGGAGGCATGATCGAGCAGCTCGTTTCTCCCGAAATGGTTCCTTTGCTAGTCGAGAACAAGAATATTATTCTGGTAATCGAGGATGCGGAGAAAGCGTTAATTTCTAGAGAAACCTCATCAAACACAGACATGGTACAGACAGTACTTAATCTGACTTCAGGCTTCCTAGGAGATGCAGCAAACGTATCGATTATAGCAACATTCAATACATCTAGAGATAATATTGATTCTGCGTTATTACGTAAGGGTAGATTAAAGCTCAGCTATGAGTTCAACAAGCTCTCGCTGGCCGATACTATCACGCTAGCTAAGTCTCTGAACTTAAATACCTCAGGAATTGTGGAAGGTATGACACTGGCAGACATCTATCATATGGAAGAACAGCCAGGCTATACACCTCCTGTAGAGGAGCGTATAGGTTTTCGCTAGGTTTCTATATCAGGTCCTGCTGTAGAGCTTCGGCCCGACAATAGACTCATGTCTCCTGCAGCCATGTAGCCTGCACAAACAGCAAAGACAAGACTGTGCATAGCATCATCTGGTTGTTTTGGGTGGTGGTCATATACCAGCTCCTGCCCATACATACCATCTCTTACTTCGATAAATACATTCAGTAGGTCTTGCATATATTCGGCAACATCACTCCACTGAGGAAACAGTATCTTGCCTGCCTTGAGCTGTCTAATTACGAGCGATATAACGTCAGATCTATGCAAGACCCATCTGTTTTGTCTCCAGTCGTACGTGCCTGGTTCATAGTGTTGAATCATTTTGGTGCGCCTGTAGGCAGCTAATTGAGATTTTTGTGGATTTGTAAGTTCACATAATTTGATGCCCCGAATAGGATCAGGGCCACTGTCAGATACACAGAAGGCCTGTACACCGTTCGCTTTTGCTGCAATGTCATGTATATGCGCCTCATAGTCATATCCTCTGTAGATTTTGGCCATGAGAACCTCATATACACCATCAGACCTCATAGCTCCCAACGTGGCAACAGTCCTAGACTGCGCCATACTAACACCCCAATCTACACCCATCGTATATATCCCAGTATACTTCAACTTATTCTTATCCAGAATTGCTAGATTTTTACCTTCACTATCACTGAATTGAGGACCTAGCACACATAGCTTAACAAGCTCTTCTTGTGTGATAGGCTTCGATCCTATGTCATAGGACAATCCAAAAGTTTCATTCATCACTACCTTTAATTCATTCTTACCACTGTGTACCTTTTCATATATCTCTTTCCACTCTTTAGGATCTTCATTGAAGTGCGGCAATATAGGCTGCGCCAAATGATATCCTGTGAGCAGATGACTTTCCTTAGGACTAGTGGACACCCATTCCCCATTTCTACTACTAATAACATTACCACATTTACTGCAACTTAACCCGTGAGGCCTTACCATCTTTAGAGGCTCATTACCTTCGGTCAATGAGTTCCAATGATTACAGGCTGTACATTTCATCATCCATTCAAGCTGATTGCTAGATAGCCATATTCTGTGAATAGTGTTTGTAGAATCCAATGGGGTGCCTGCAAATATCTCACGTTTATATGGCGACATAGCCATAGTTTCTTGAATGATGGAAAGCTGATCGTATTGAATGTCCTGTACTTCATCGTACACAACACAATCAATAGCCGGTCCGCGAGTTCGAGTA